TTCACCATATGTTTGTATGGTATCTGATATATGTCTGCTTTATCTTCATGATCACCTGGTAAGAATCCTATCTCACGAGTGCTAACCAGTGACCTAACAATATAGACTCTCTCATAAGGTGTAGTTTCATTCAATACATCTTTCAATGCGTTATAAAGTGTAATGAAAGTCTTACCTGTCCCTGCAACACCATATGCAACAACATTTTTTTGTTGATTGTAAGAATCAAACAAAATTTTCTGATTATCAGTTAGAGGACTAATATCAACAAGATATTCATTATTAATAGGTTTCTTTTTTCTCATTTGCTTTGCTGTGTAACCTATACCGATTGGTTCGGATTTTCTTTTGCGAGGCATTATATTTTCTTGACCCTCGACCCTGCAACTTTTCCTGCTCTTCGGAGAACATCATTCCAACCAGGTTTGCTTTTCCTTAATTTATCTTTCCATTCTCCAACCTCACCCACACCAGGCATTGTAGAGGGATCTGAGTAATCTCTACTCCAGTTAGGATTATCAGCACACCACTGATCCCAATCATTCACACTCATCACAACTTCTTTCTGTTCACCAGTTTCTTTATTAATAACAGGATATGTAGCCATAGTATTTTAATCGGTAAATTTATTTAGACCCACTCTAGAGCCTCTGAGACAGTTGGGAATTGTTCAGTAAATATGGTCTTGCATGCATTTGCAATATCCATGTGCTCTTTTTGTGTTCCGTGTCCAGAACGCAAATCAATATAATGAACCCAAGAACGAACACTACCAGACATATAAATGCGAGTTGGTGTTGCTAACGGAAGAACAAATCTTGCACATTCTTTTGCGATGCCTTCTCTCAATAGTTCGTTGTATAAATCAAGTCCTTCATTAAAATAATTTTGTATTCTACCAAGTAACATTTTACTTTGTTCTTCTGGTATATCATCAATACTATTCTGACGATTCTTTGTATCTTGTCTTCTTAATTCTGGTAGAGGTATATTTGTATCTAATAAATTTGTATCAGCATATCTCTGACTAAACTCTTGAAAAGTAAAAGATCGATGTCTTAATATCTGTGCAGCAAGTCCTCTCGTTGTATTAATTTCAAGTGTCATAAACGCTTGCTCAAATATAGACCAATGTTGATGTTTTATACAATATCTTAGTAGACCCGCATAATTTTCATTATCCTGATTGTTAGGATTACTTACACGAGCACAATATGCCATATGCTTTTCTGCATCTGGAGATACACTAATTAATGATACGTTCATTTAAATCCTTTTGATGTTTTTGCTTCTGCAGCAGCTAATTCTTCTTTTACAGTTCGTAGTTGAGACTTGATCGTTTTAAGTTCTTCTTCTGTATATAGATAGTCTTTTTTGATTAATCTTTCAAGCATTTTAATTAATCTTTTTGCTCTACTAATCTGGGTAGCCATCGTCGTCCTCTAGTATTTCGTCATAATCTTGTGTAATGGTCGGAGGTGGACTAACGTAAGATTGTACGTCAGAATAAACCTCTGCTTTAATATCATCAACCAATAATTCTAAGTTACGAACCATCAGTTTGAGTTTTGCTCTGTCCATAAAACTAACTTTTAAATAATTATAGCATAAAACAATGAGGGATGCAACCCTCCCTATGTTTATTTTCCGTATAGGAACTGAACTTCAGCAGTTATGATTGTGAGAAAGATAGCAGATGCTACACATATCTCTAATGTTTCAATCACTTAAGACTTGTAAGTTCTTTTTCTTGTCTTACACCACGGTAAGTTAGATCGACCTTGTTAGTCTGCTTTGCTTTGTTCCTATCGGTGTCATATACGACACCACGGTATGTGACTTGTGCCATTTGGTTTCTCCTAAAGTAGTTGGACTTTTTAAATCCGTTCCTTCAGTCGGCTTTTGCGTCCTCTTGCGAGGATGAACGAACCCGTTCCGAGTCGGCTTACTTGCGTCTTATGGTTCAAAATTGCAATCTTCTTCTACTTTAGTTTTAAAGTAGTTTATCAAGTCTGACTTTGATTGTTCATCAAGATATTCATCTTGTCGAACCTCTGAAGCCAAATCCCTCCACCCATCACATTTAATAGTCCAGTGGACTGGTTCGTGGTTAGCGAGTAGAAGTGGTAAAAGAATGCCCATAAGATGAACGATGTGTTTATATTAACACATTCATAGTATATAGTCAAGCTCTTTTGTATTTTATGTTACAGAAAACCCTACAGTGTCAAATTTTGGCGGGATATTTTTTGCCCCATATTTGAATCGTACATCGAAATCCCGTAGAGACTGGAGTAACACAATGATGCTGATAATTATTATTAATTATTAAAAATTTTTTCTTAGGTAGAATTGTATGATAAGTATTGTTTTCTTTCCAAATAAACCATCCTCCAAAATCAGGATGCCACTCCTCATTAAGATATAAAGTAGCACCAAATAATCTATCACTTACTTCATCTGTATGCCAACTAATTCCAGACTGAGGTTGCCAGATATAATATTGAAATATTAATTCATCGTGCTCTGGGAGAATTGATTTTAATTCTGCTTTTAATAAATGATAAATGTTTTCTGATACATCACTAATAATACAACTACCAACAATTCCTTGTTTTATTCCAGAATCCCAAGTTACACTACTGGATTTCCAACAATTATGATACCTTTTTTCGTTAAGTTCATTCGTACATTTTTGGTACAAATCATTTGTGATAGCATCTTCAATTAATATCATGTAAAAAAAACCTTATAAGGTCAATTTTTGGCGGGATTTTTTTTCGACTATTTTTGAAATTACTTCCGCTTTTTCTTTTTGGGTGCTGCTTCACTACTGTAACCCCATAGAGATGGTTTGATTGTACCCTGCCCATAATCAATACGTTTTACATTCGTAAATTTATCATAGTACATGTCAAATAATTTAACTCTTGCACCTCGTGTTAAGTCTTGATGTTCTTTTCCGTCAACTGTATAAGTAACGATTGATGCGTCTGTTGGAGCTTCTCTTGTCATCACATCTGCAGGAGAACCATTCTCGACTAATATTTCTGTGCCATACATCTCTTTTAAAGACTCTTTCTCAGTTGAAGTCCAGTATGTTTCTCTAATTTCTGGTTTCTCTGATTTATCATTTTGTGATAATTGACCTAGTGGTTTAGTCATGAACGACCTCCCCAAGTTATTTGTGGATAAGCAGCACCAGCTACTTCCTTTGTAATTTTATATTTGTCAGTTAGTTTTTTATCCTTGACTAATATAAGTATCTCTGCTTCGAGTGGGTGTAAACCCTCAAGAATGTTAATAAACATTGTCTCTCTACGAAGACTACTTAGTTTATCATTACCACCCTTCAGAAAGTTGTAAAACTTAGTATATTCTTTACGAATAGATGCCTGTCCTTGATCTTGAGAACCTAATGAGTTAGACCCCATCTCAGACATCTTATCAACTGCATCATTGATTTTGTCAGATAATGTACCAGTAACCATATTATCCTCTTTATTATTACCATAAGGAACTTCACCTGGCGGTAAAACCGATATTGCAGTTTCATCAAAGTTCCAAATTAATAATGCCATAATTGAATCATGTGCATATCTTTGGAGAACTTCAATCTTTCTTGCCTTTGTTCTTTGCTTTGATGTTGCATCTAAAACTTCAAAAGCAAATGGAATTTTGGGTAAGTTTGGAATTGCTGTTGCCACTGTTTTTGCTTTTACTGTTTTAGTCGTCTTCTTCTTCGCTGTTGTTGTCATAATTTTCAAATCGGAATGCTACTATTTCGTCAGGAACTATATTACCATTTCTATCATACATCTCTGGGTGAATTTTTTCAACCTCTTGATAATTCATCATGTAATCTCTTGCAACCCATCCACCTATTACTCCTACGATTAGAAACAATATAAACAGAAATGCTGCGAACACAATGCTTACTGCTAACATAATTCTCCTGAGATTATTTTTTGGTTTTTACATCCACATAAAAGTCAAGGTGAATGTTGATGTCCTTGTTAAAAAAAGAGATCATCTTATCTAACAATAGACGAAATGTTTTAGGTCTCTTTTTTTTACCTCCTGAGAGTATCAACTCAAAACCACGATCAATGTGGTCAGTTGATTTATTTATGTCTTTATTTTGCGATTTTATTTTCTCGCAAGAATTCGATTGTGTCAACACAACCTCCTAGTTTTTTACCATCAACTACCACCTGTGGGAAAGTTGATCCTTGACCAAATTCATCTATAAAAGATTTTTTGTCAAAGTGTTCATTTAAATTATACACCACATAACTCAGTTTTGTCAAGTCCATGACCTTTTTTATCTTTTCACAATAAGGGCAATTGTCCTTGGTGTAAACTGCAAAGTTCATATGTCTTGTTAAATAATGATTTATAAATTTAATGTTTTCTTATTATATCAGATTTATGTTGCTATGCCAATCACACCTTCAGTATAAGCAGCTTCAATTATAGCGGTGCTTCCAATTGCAGTTATTGCCTCTCCTTTATCTATTTTGTAATTTGTATAAAGAGTTTGAATTTCTTTTGTTGCAATAT